GTACCATAAAGTCTTGATCCCATAACTGGTTATTCAATCTACCATCACAAAATTTTAAAACGTGTTCCGCCATATCACTTGCTGTTGTGACTGGTACATTCTGACATATATGATTTAAATTTTTAAGACCACCTTGTAAAATAAAATCTTCAGGTAATCCCATAATACTTAAACATTCTCTTATTGTTAAAAATCTATCTTCATCTGGATGTGTAAGCTTTGTAGGTGCACTGCCTACAAAAGCACCAATATAATTCTTTGGTACATATACGCCTCTTCTCATAATGTTTCCACCAGATGCTAATTTTTCATGCATGACTTTGCAACGCTGTGCTTGTTTTTCATAACCATGAGCCGACATCCAATTTGTTACACGGTCATACGAATGTTCGTTATCTTCTATGTAATGTAAAACATCATAACTTTTTTCAATTTTGTTTTGGAACTCTTTATGCGTTATACCACCATGCATTTCTTCTAAGACATATCGATAGTATGGGTCTTGTGAAGGAACATTGGTGTTAGTAAGGACATTCATCGGATCATCTGATCTGCGTTTCACGGAACGTATCGTATCCTCAATTTTTTCATGTTCCCTTTTTATATATTCAAACTGAGGTACTTTATCGCCTTTCCAGAAAAAATAAAATGATCTGTCTCTTACTTGTCCGAGTCCATGTAGGAGAGACTTCGTTTTATATAAGCTGAAAGTGTATCCAAACTCTCTTCCAATCGCTCTGAGATTTTCGACAATTGGTTCGCCCATCTTTGAAGCGAGCCTTGGTGCATTTTCACCCCAGAATACTTGAGGTTTGAGTGTACCCAAGACATAATTAGCAGAGGTAAGCATCCAATCGTTAGCAGCAGCATCAGAAGATGCTGAAGTATTGAGACTAGACAAACCAGCACAAGGGCACACGGTATTAACAACATCGACAGAAGGTAAGTCATAACTCCTATCGTTTCCCAAAAGATAGTAGGGAACTTCTCTTTTGTAATACTCCACCAAGTGAGTATCGTTTGCTTTGAAATCTTCATAACTTAATATATACTCCGGTCTTTTTTTAAATACGCGTTCCATGGCGATGGTTTCACCGCCTATTAATGGAACTATACTTGCATAATTCATTGGCCTGCCATTTGAATTGTTTTTTGTACGATGTAATCTCGTACGTCTACTTTTGGTTCCCAACCTAATTCTCTCATTGCAGATATATCAGCAGTATTATTTTGTGCTTCACATGTATCACCATCAGTAACTTCAATGCCTTGCCATCCGGCTAATACACCGAGATCTTCAACTACGTTACCTTTTCCAGTGCCTATATCATAGGCCGGCTTCAACGATCTTATGTCTTTGCTCATAAGTAAAACGATAGCATCTACAACATCACTTACATGTACAAAGTCTCGAGTATGTCTGGTAAGATACTTAATAGTGCCGTTTACTAATTTTCCAATTAACATAGAATCCCTTGCACCATCACCGTAAACAGTAGTAAATCTTAATCCTACCTGACCAAACTTTGCAGTTTCTTCATTTACTTTCTTACTAATACCGTAAGGCGATAACCACCAATTATGAATACAAGAAGATGATGCATAAAGTAATGGTATATTATTATGATGACATATATTTTGTATTCTTGTAGTATTTTCTACATTGTTGACCCAATATTTTTGTGGATCTTTTAAACTTGCTCTCACATCAGCATATGCTGCAAGATGAATACAGTAATTAATATCTTCTGGTTCAAAATCCTTTATGCATTTCGAAAGTTCTTTAAGATCCCATTCAACTATTTCGTGGCCATCTTTTTCAAGTCTTGCTTTGAGGTGACTTCCAATAAAACCTCTTGATCCTGTAATTGCTATTTTCATACGAAAAATTCCTCCAAACTTGTTTCAATAACATTGTACTTTTCATTATAATTTAATGTATTATCTATGATGTCATCATACACGGCTTTAGCATCACAGTGTTCTTTCCAAAACTCAAACATCATATTTCTCCATTCATCTCTTTTAACATTATCTTTAGCTAATAAGAGCATACTGTTTGCAACTTCTGCAGCATTAGTTGCATCCACTGCAAGTGTACCAGTATTTATGCACTGACTTATTGGCTTCCCTTGCTTTTTATGAATAACGTGATCACAAAAGTGTTTATGAAAAACTGGAATAACTCCGGCGGCAAAACAATCAGTGTGACAATATTCGACATTGTTGCCATATATATCATCTTTAAAATACATGAGATCAGAGCCAAATCCACCGACACTCATACGCTCCATCATTTCAGAATGAGTGTATGCTCCATATAAGTATGCACCTTGTCCAGAAGTTTCACTACCATAGTCAGGATGTTTACCTGTGTTGTCAATACCTTTTTCAGGCCTGAAATAATTTATCACTTCTCTTCTGTCTTTCATTTGTTTTGGATCTTTATAAAGAACTGCAGGATAATTAATTGAAGCTTCTAAACCTTCTAATATAGTTTTAAATCCAAGTTCTTTAAGATGATCATTATGGAAATCAATCATAACATCTGGACCTTTCCACATTGCTGTACGACCAACCCATCTTACAAGATAAGGATCTTGTTGTTCAATAGGTTTCCAGTAGTCTTTATTAAAATTAAATCCTATACCCATATTTGTGAGTGGTGTTTTAATCTTGTTCTTTTTAACCCATTTACCAAAAGGATTTTCAATATAATGACACATAAGAACATTCATCTTAGAACAAATATCTACTAGTCCGGCATTCCTGTTGATTGAATGTATTTTATGATCAACTTGAACTAATGATTTACGTACTTTAATTTCGTCCATCATCTTTATAAAATTGCTAATGCAATCTTCTGGATGAGATTTAGATGGAACACTCCAAACAATACACATATCAAGTTGATTAATTCTTTCAATGACCTGTGTACATGTTAATAAATCTGGAAATTTCTTTGTTGGTTTACTTATCTGATCCCAATCCGCACCTCTAAAGTAATTTACTTTAAAATCCATTGAATTCATTCTTTGCCACAATTTATCGATTGTAGCATATACTTCTACGCCAGGGAAAAGCCTTTGAAACTCAACTACGTTTTTAGTTAAGCCTACACCTTCTACACCTCTACCTAATAATACACCTATCTTCATTTCAAATACTCCTTCAATTGATTTATAACCATGGGTTCATACGATTTATCATTAAACTTTCTATTACGTGGCGAGGGATGTGGAGCAGGAAAGTGCTTTATACCTCTTTTAGTGAAATATTGTGATACAAAACCGCCTAATGTTATAATTTTATTATAATTTTTAGTGATTTTATAAACATATGTTTCATCTATATCAGTTATTTTCAACAACTCCTTGTGGTGTGCATAGATGTTGCTGAAGCTGTATAGATCTACCTCACATGCATCGAGCCAACGGTTTAATCTATTTAATGTTGGTGATCCATTCTTACGTTTATTTATGGGTGTTTTACCCGGACTATGACCAATAACTAAAACTTTATCCAATCCCATAATATATTCGCCTCCTCAAACATTTCTTTAGTCATACGGCATGAAAGCTTCCAATGTTCAGGAACTTCATGTATAGGTGATACGACTCTTTTCACACCTACTTGTATTAACCCTTTTGCACAATCATGACATATTGGTAAACCATAAGTGTATATGGTTGATCCTTCTAGAGATACACCATTTTGTGCTGCATTATATATAGCATTCATTTCTGAATGTACGACGTATTTATATTTAGTTTCTCTATCATTATATCTTTCATCATCTTTAATACCTCGAGGAAAACCATTGTAACCTTGAGCTATAACTGTTCTATTCCTGACAGCAATAGTTCCAACCTTTCGAGATGGATCTTTTGACCAACTCGAAACAAGTTGAGCCATTTCTAAAAATCTTTTATCCCATTTATTTGACAAGATGAAAGTGCCTTTCATAGACATGCAAGTTTTGTACTTGCCATATAATATCGCCAGGTTTTATTTCTTCATAAGAATCAGTTTTACAACTGTTGTAATCATGTACTAGTTCTTCTAAAACATGAAGCTGCCAAGCATAGTCATTTTTGTATCCGAACACGACATCGTTTGAACGCATTTGTACGACTGCGTGTAGTTCATCATCGCGAATGTAATAAGTAACGGCATTAGTACATATAAAATCATTTTTACCATCTTCTTCATACTCCACCCATATTGATGGTCTTTGGTATATCATAGAAGCTCGACGGCTATCTTTGTTATAAAGTAACTCGTCAAGTGCCATACCATACTGACCGTAGTATTTATCAGAGCCAATAAGACAACCATAATTTGAATTGATTTCACCGTACTTATTGGCACTTAATTGCCAAGCTTTAGGTGGTTCACGTTCACCTGAGTAGATGTCATTGATATTACAACTATGTGATTGATACCAAAGAATCTCGTGATTAATATAGTCATCACTAGGAGTACCAAATATTGATGGTTCATCTGCAAGAAAAGAAGCACCAATCACTTCAATGGTTTTTTGACCAGTTTTATCTATTGAAAACTTTTCATCAGAAAGTTTAGACTTAAATAAATTTCTTATTTGTTCAGTTTTAATATCCAACATTTTTTTTCACTTTCGGTTTATTAAACATGTCTCTATCAGGACTTTGACCATCCATCTTACCACGCATGTATGATACTGCAAATGATGCATAATTAATCATATCTTTATAAGTATCTTCAAGTGATTCGAAGTTTGGATCATTACCAGATTCAAGTAATGATGTAGCACGCATAAGTTTACCGAGTATAACATCATGGATTGTATCCACACCTCTACGGTAATGCATTGCTTGTGTTACATTGGAACTATCACTTTGATAGTCTTTTGATTTTTTAAGTTGTAAGTCCATACATTCTTGTAAGACTGCAACTGATTCTTTTCTATCAATTATTGGCATTGTTTACCTCATCTCCATATACAAAATGGTTGTTATCTAGATCTATTATACAATAGTTTAGCATAGATGTAAACATTTTATTTACATTTATTCCACACTTAGAGTAATGTCTCGGTTCTGGCATTAACTCAATCTTTTTAATCTTATTTAGACCATATTTAGTTTCAACAACATCACCAACATAAGTAATATTGTCATGTCTTACTTCGCCATCAGCATCGTATTTAGCTTCATTTTCGAATTGATTCCAATCTAACATTATAAACATTCCTCCATTTCAACTCTATAACCTTTATTTTCAAGCTTTTTTATTTCAGCAATTGCGTTTTCTTTTTTAATATGGCCAGAAGAAGAAACCATCATTTCATCAAACCATCTGTATCTTTTTCCATCAGACTTAATACTACTATCACGTACTTCCATACCAGTCTTCATATCAATTATAACATCACTTTTAAAAGCATCAACGTAATACATTATTGAACTCCCTGTTCTTTAGCTGCTGATAAAATAATTCGTGTAAATCTTTTTTCAACTGTATTTTCAATATCATTAAGACTAACATTAGTCCAATATTTTGAAGATGATGGTGAGAAACCAAAGAGACTTACAAACTCAGATCTTCTATTACAGAGACCATTATTAAAAAGATCGTAAATAGCATTTTGTGCTTTTCGAAATAATTCAAGATTTTTATTTTTAGATCTTGGAAATTGGACTTTACCTTGTAAAGGTAAGAGCTCGTTTAGCTTATCAGCTAAATTTTTAAAACCAGGATTTACACCCCATGATGGTTGAAATAATTCGAATTGAAAACCTTTGTACATAAAATAAACTCCCTTTTTAATTTTATAGTATTATTATACACTATTTTTTACCGTTTGTAAAGGAAAAAATGCACTTAAATGAAAAAAAGTTATTAACATATTAATTGTTTGATTCCTTCCAAATTTTTTTATATTCTTCGATAGTATATTTGTCACTCATATTTCGATTGTGTTTTCTACGAATCATTCGACCGCCTTTTAAATCGCCGCCTTTTGAATAAGGAATGTTATGGCCATATTCTGCATCATTAATATCTAACTCTTTACCATCTATGTAACATAACCCGAATTGCTCGTCTAACAATGATACCCTATCATTAAATGATAATGTTCTTTTTGTTGTATTAAAAACATCTTCAGTTAATTCCATATGGTTATTAAGCATTTCTGCAGCTTGTTTTTGATCATCTCTATTGAAACTATTTTGCAACATTCGTTTATGCTCTTTTCTTGTAACGTCATCATATTGATTTGAGTTATTAGTCATGAGAGATAATGCTTTCCATAGATGTTTACTAAATTCTTCATAATTAAGAATTTTACCTTGTGGTTTATTAAACCACCAGCACATCGCTGTATAAAATTTAATTCCAGTGTAATATGGGTATTTTGGTTTGCATTTAAAAACGAAGTCAAGAAATTCTTTAAGTTTGTTTTTGTGAGTACTTGTTATTTCAAGTTCACGATTATCAACTAAATTATTTAATATATCAAAGTTTACAGCTTCATCTGTTATAATCATTCCGACCGCGGTAGCTACCCATTCGTCCCATTTTCTTCTAGGATTACATGTTTTTTCTTGAAAATATTTAGCTTTATCACCATCAGTATCAAATATTTCATGATTCTTTTGGTTTTCTTCTTCATACTCTTCATATGTTTTTGTTTGTGATCTAATTAACTTAGTTAATTCTGATGACTCATCAGACATTAACATTTCTATTTGATTAACTGCAGTAGAACTATTAATTGCTCTAAAAATATCTCTTGCTTGTTTAGATGTGCATTCATATATTTCTAAGATGATTGGGTCATTAAGCCATTCATTTCTTAAATCACGTGATAAATCTTTAAAGTAACCGTTACTGCTTGGAATTATATTTTGAAAAAAATCTACCCAATCACGTGATCTATGACCTCCATCAATTACCAATTCGTCATATCCTTTATATGTTTGTTGAGCTAGTTTGTCATTTCTTATATCTCTTAAAGATATTGCACCTTGGCCTAGGCCTTGTAATGATGCATCCAAAATGCCTGTAGATTTTTTTGGATTTGCTACAGGCGGTCTTTGACCTAACGGATCAGTATTAACTTTTCTATCAATGATAAGATGAATATAGTCTTGACGTTTTATTGTTTTATGTGTTATGTTAAGATTTCTGTACATCATAATATAGTGACTCCCAAATTTTTATTATAGATCTATTCTACCATAGTTTTTAGCAAAAGTAAAGGAAAAAATGCATTTAAGTTAAATATTTTTATAGACGTATTCTAGAGCCCTATCAGCTTCTTTTTCTAATGGACGGGATTTATACCAATTACCAGTTTCAGTATCAAGTTCTCTACATAATGCTGTAATTTCTTGAGCTGTAATTGGATATTTGTTTTTAACAGCATTACCAGCTGTAGCAACCATGATCTGATACATCTTATGATACCAACCGGTACTACTTATCATTCGATATTCTTTTTCTAATTGTTTTGGAAAGAAAGGACAATTCTTATATGATGACCAATTTACATTTGTATTATCAAGTTTAGATTTACGATGTTCTATAATTTCTTTTTGCATATCTTCTGGTAGTCTATCGAAAAAATTACTTCCGGACTTTTCTCTGTATGGAACTTTGTTCATTACCACATCAGGATCGATAGCAACGCCATCATTACTAAAGATAAAATTAAAAGCATTATCATATTTTGCTGGAATATAATACATGCGAGATAGATCTTTGGTTTGTTTATCTCCAACTTCGCCGAGTATCGTTTGGAGAGCAAACCAAAAGTGTCGAATCTTTTCAGCTTGAACATTTTTTGTAAGTGGAAAGACAATACGAAACTTTGGTAAAGATTGTGTACTGCTAGCAGTAGAATAGCAGACAAACTTATAACTACCAAACTTAGCACGAAGATTGTCATATAAATCTCCTTCATATTTAAAATCATCAACATCGACTGCGCACCAGCCAGCCCATATTGTAACGTTATCATTCGCACGAGTAGTATTAGGTTTATACTGTGCCGGCGACATAAGTGGTGCATCTTTCTTAGTTTTTATAACTCGATTTGATAGACCATACAATGCTTTTTCGAAAGCATCAAAGTTTTCAAACTTTAACTTTTTCTCAGTTTTATTATCAAATATACTATTGAAAAGAGTCAGTGATATTTCCATGATTGCCCTCATGTGTTGGACCTTCCCATCCCTCAGGCTTTACTAAATCTGGTAAACCAAGTGGATTAGGTCTTCCTTCTTTAATGCCAACTTCCTTTGACATATTAGCTTTATATACTTGATCCCATGCTTTATTAGCATCAACACCAAATACTTCAAGTGTGCCGATAGCAAAAACACATAGGTCTATAATACCATCAACTATTTCTTCTGGATTATTATCTTTAAATGCTTGCTTTGTTTCATCAAGTTCTTCTTGCATCATTTTAATTCTAAAATCCATGTACTTATTTAGTCTAGACCAATCGGATTTCTTTTCTTCATTCATCCATTTGTCGACACCATATTTCTTATGCATGTCTTGCATATCTTTAAACCAGTTTGTACTCATACGAAAAAATCCTCCAGTGTTGCTTGTTCTTCGGCACTCCAACCGATTGGGTTGAGTATTAAATTCAGTGGTTCGATAAATGTTTTTTCGAACTGTAAATCATAGTTAATATAGTTATGTAGCTTTAATTCTTTTGGTAATACATCTTTAAATGATACAACATTTTGTTTTATAGAGTTTGGTAATTTTAAATATACAAACTTAATTCTATCACCATTTGTTATAAGTTCATATTTGTTATTTAGTTTATTTTCTTTAAGATAATAATTATGTAATAGAGAACCTCTAACGTGTATTGGACAACTCTTTTTAAATATTGTTTTTCTATCATGCCAATCTGTAATGTTTGTAACTCTACGTGGAAAAGCCACTTCCTCCGGTTGCAAAGTTTTAAATTCTGCTTTGAAGTTAGCAATAAACTTTTGTGTTTCAGCTTCAGTACCAGATATTATAAGTCTAAATGCTTCTTTAAATTTATTACGAACTATTTCAGGTGTTGATGATTTAATTGCTTCAATACCCATAATCTTAAGTTTTGGTTCTGAATATTGAACACCTTCATTATTATGTACATTGAGAATATATCTTTTCTTTGCAGTCCAGATACCAACATCTGATATTGCTTCTCTTGCCATGACCATTCTATTCTTATATGCATTGTGCATAATGTAAAATTCATGATAAGCTTTTTCTATAGCAGGTTCAAAATGTTTCTTACAAATTTCATCTAAGAATAAAACGGGATTCTTTGGTGTGAATTTCTCCACAAGTGGTCCAAAGTTAACGTACAAAGAATCCGTATCAATAGCAATGACATAATCTTTATCAGTCTTAAGTAACTTGTTTAATTCTTTATTCATAGTTTGTTCAGCCCACTTAATTGCTTTTTGACCAGTAAGAGTTACACCTTCAGCAAGTGCTGGTCTGAAATATAAAAAGTGTTTGTTAGCAAGTGCACCATATAAACTATTAAGCAAGATTTTAATAGCTACTTGACGATTTTCAAGAGTGTTTATTTCTTTATCAAGCTGAACCGTATAACCTTTTTGTATTTGAGATTTAGCAGCCAACATCATCTTCTTTACTGATACACGTTCATCATAATATTCTTCAATGATTTGTGGAAGTACGCCTTGAAAATCTTTACGATAATATGTTTCATTAGCAGCTCTAACGTATTTATCAGGATCATCAATATGACTTACTATTGTTTCTGGTGACATATTGTTTTGAACAATGATATTAGGATATAGAGAATTCAAATCAAATGATACTACCCATTGATATCTTTTGGGAATTGGATCTTTTACATAACCACCAGCTATGTTATGTGTTTTACCTTGTTCACGAAAAGCTGGTGACGGATTCTTTTTAGATGTGTCAGTTGCACCAATAATTTGATAATCGTCAAACTGTTGAGTAAGAGGAGTTATAATATTGTGTTGATTTAATTTTCTACAAATAATTGATTCCCATATGGCTGTAACACCAAATGTGTCTTGATAATTAACACCACCCTTATAAGCTACAGTAATAGCCAAAGTAATCAATCCAAGTTTTTCTTCAAGCCTATCAACTAGTTGAACATCTTTCATATTATAATCAATGTACTTTTGATAATCATCTTTATAAAGATTTTTAAGTGAACCTGATTCTTCATATGAAAGTTTCTTTTCACCAAGTACAACATAAGCAATGTGATTCAATGCATATGATTCTTGAGGACCATACGTATAACCAAACTTTTGAAATAATTCCATGTAATCAAGTGTTTGTATTCCAGGAATTTCATAAACCATATTTTCTTTACCACGACTTGGCACCATTCTTGGAGGTGGTATTTGTAATCCATAAGGAGAAAACTTTGATAACCATTCAATGCCTAAGACTTTAGAAACACGATTAATAATATATGGTATATCAAAAAATCTTGTATTCCAACCAGTTATAACATCAGGTGTAATATCTGGATGAGACCAGAATTCTATAAATTTAGTAAGAAGTTCTTCTTCACTGTTACATTGAACATACTTAACATCTTTTATAAGAGAGTCTTCAGTTTTAAAATCGCCATAACCCCAGACATGATATGTTGAAAATTTACTTGACTTATATGATATCGATAATATAGTATGAGCAGCTTGGTCTGGATATGGAAAGCCATCATCATAATCCGTTTCAATATCGAATGTACCAACGTTAATCATATTACGATCGAATTGAATATCCTGTGGAAATTTATCCATAGCATATTGTGTAACAAATCTTTTGTTGCCGTATATACTTCTACCTGACACTTCAACATTATCTTTAAACCATTGACCAGCTTCATACATACTATTAAATTCTACAGGTCCAACGTATTGTCCATCCAAACTTTTAAAATTTGTTTTAGTATTTGATGTGACATAGAACTTTGGTTTGTAATGTTCTTTTTTAATAACCCTATCGCCGTTATTTGAATAACCACGATAGAAGATATTATTTTTGTATCGATATAAGTTTGTGTAAAATGCCATTAGAATCCTGGGTGATTAGTTGATTTTGGACGAAGCCAAGGCCAATTATTAGTAGTCCAACCGTTGATGAGGTTTGGTATGTTGATATTATATTGTGATAATTCGTTTTGGTTTTGTTGTAAATATTGAATTTTATGTGGAATTGTTGGTAGTGATTGAAATTTAATATAATGTTGTTGTAATGTAGTCATAAGCTCTCCTTCGATTATAGATCTATTATACAATAGTTTTTTGTAAATGTAAAGGAAAAAATGTGATTTTATAGATAAAAATCACGGCCGTTTTCGAGTTTGTATAATGATAGTTCGAAAATGAGTTTTTGAGTTAATGGTGGTAGTGAATTATATTGTGATGATTTAGTAGTGTTTGGATCTGAAAATAGTAAATCCGCGAATTTGTTAATAATATGATTGTGTTTAGAAATATATTTTTTAATAAATGGTGTTGGGTTATTTAGATTATAATTTAACATTTAGCTCTCCTTCAATTATAGATACTATTCTACCATAGTTTTTAGTAAATGTAAAGGAAAAAATGCATTTAAGTTGAAAAAATTAAATATACACCAAGAATTTGAAGCATAATGAATACAAACGCAAATATCATTATTTCAATATCGTCGTCTTTACGTTTTTTTCTATTCACACAGCAAAGCTTTCACCGCAACCACAAGAAGCGACTGCGTTAGGATTAATGACCTTAAGATAAGATCCTCCAAACTCTGTAACATAATCTATTGTACAACCTATAACAAACATTTCTGCAATTCTATCTATGTACAAGATATCTTCTACTAAATGGCCATCTACTGGATTATCTAACATATCCCATTTATATTGAAATCCGGAACAGCCACCACCATTAACAGAAAGAAACGCATACTTTTTATCTTTAGCCCATGTCATTTCTGTTAAATAGTCTTTTGCTTTTTCGGTTATGTTTATCATCTTACTCTTGATACTGAGCCATTTGGTTTTGCTAATAGTGCTTCAAAACTTACATCTGGATAATCTTTTTGTAATGATATGAATACCT